CCGTGTGGGTTGAACCTGACTCATACACAGTGTGCGTGTCGGAGAACGTACATCGTTACTTCAACGACAAAACAGTACCGAAAGAAGTCAAAGCTAGTGTGACGATGGTCAACGCGTTCCCGTACGCGCCATACCGAGAAGGAGTACAAGTGGTTGCTGTTTACGTCCCACCTGATCCAAAACAATCAGAAGTTGGCTGGCGCATAAACGACAAGATGTACATCTTGGTGTTGAGCAATAAATGTCTAAGAGACATGTACATCAAAGGAGCAGGCGATGGCTGACACCCCAGAGCGCAAGGTCAAGAAAAAAGTGATTGACATCTTGAAGACGGCGGGAGCATATTACACAATGCCCGTCGCCTCGGGATTCGGTAACGCGGGGGTGCCTGACATCCTCGCTTGTTATCGCGGCACTTTCTTTGGCATCGAGTGCAAGGCCAACGGTGGCAAGCCCACCAAGTTACAGATATCGAACTTGGCGCAAATCAAGCACGCAGGGGGCGTGGCGCTGCTGATCGATGAACACAACCTTGAGTATTTGAATCAGTATCTTCAATGGAGATTGTCAAATGAAGAACAGTGGAAAGCGTGAACAGACCCGCGTGGAGCCTACGACGCACGTCACTCACCCGAACTTTGTCTACCAGCGCGGCGCTGATGTGCAGGCTACGTGGCGCAGGTTTGGCTGGGTGCCCCCCAGCGCAACTATGACCCCACCTCCCCCTGAGAAGCAATATATCCCCGAGACGCAGTGGGAACCGCGTGAGATGCGGAGGGTGAAATGAACGACACCTACGCTGCCGAGAACATGTACGACGCATGGGACAACGGCGACCGCCATGAGATTCGCCAGCAGTTTGCGAGGCGGGAGGAGATCATCCGCATGGCGCGGGAGGCTGGCTTATTGGCAGAAGATGAAGCGTGGGTATCGCCACACCAAGAAGCAATGGAACGCTTCGCCGCCCTTGTCGCCGCAGCCGAGCGTGAGGCGTGTGCGAAGGTGTGTGAGGAGCCGGGATGGAACGCAGCGAACTGGTGCGCCAAACAGATACGCGCAAGAGGAGACTGACATGAAAATTGAGCAGATCAGGAACAACTGGGGCACGAAGGCCATGTTTGCCCATGCCACGGAGCGCATTGAAGACGATCAGCCCTGCGTGGTGTTGTTCTACGAGGACGAAAAGCTGTGCTCTCTGTCATCCCGTGTGACGCACGAGCATGCTGTGTGGATGTTTGAACTGGCGAAGTTGCAAGCTGTGCATCAGTGTGTGGATCACGGAGACTGACATGGACATGACCGCCCTCTACATCATTTTGTTCCTGTTAGCCACCTGCGTAGTGGCGCTGCTGGCTGTGCCCTTGACCATGCTGATTGCGCCGCACGACTGGCCTGACATTTGGGCGAACATCAAACTCTGGTCTGTCGTTGTGGCTGCATGGGCGATGGTCTGGTTCGCGGTGAGCTATGGGCAGTAACGTCAGGATCAATCAAACCCGCAATCTCTTGCGGGCGAACCCGGATGGGATGACAGCCAAGCAGATTGACGAGGCAATCAGGTACGACAACTTGCCGCACGTCTACCGGATACTGAAGGCCATGCCTGACGCGTACATTGACCGCTGGCAACGCACAGGCAAGCGTCTAAGCGCCGTCTGGTGTGTCGTCGTGCCCCCACCTAATTGCCCCAAGCCAGAAATTAAAAAGAAATGACCAAACGTAAGTGCAAGTGCCCCGAGGACAGCCCATTCCATTGGAGGAATGACCCCCGCCCGTCGATGTTTGCTAAAGACCCGCTGTTCACTGCGGGAGCGAAGTTCTCCCAGAGCCAGACGCTGGTCATCGAGCGCGAACGCGAGAAGGGTAGGGACATCAGTCACTTCCCCGGCATGTCCGAGAAGTCATCCAAGATACCCAACCGCATAAACGTCAGGGAGTTCAACATTTTTTCCCGCGCAGGACAAAAGTTGTGAAAGTTAAGCAACCCAAGAAGCCGTTACCCAAACCAAACGAACTCTGGCCGTTCACTCGCGTGGACGCCAAGATTCTAGAAAGGATGCACCGTGAGTACTTGAAACAGTCCAAACCAATCCCAATTCAACCAGCCCCGTTTTAATTTAGTAAGGAGAATCATCGTGGCTAAGAAATCCAATGCAGCAAAAATCCGTGCGTATCTGGCCGCACACCCCGACGCAAAGCCCGCAGACGTGGCAGCGAAGTTCGGCGTGAAAGCTCAGTACGTGTACGTGATCCGTTCGAAGATGAAGCAAGCAGTGAGCAAGTTTCTGCGACCCGATGGGACGCCGAAGATTCGACTGCAAAGCGCGGAGACCCCTGCCCCTGCGCCCACCGCACCCGACATGGTCAACCACCCGCCGCACTACAAGACCGGGGGCATCGAGACCATCGACTTCATCGAGGCCAAGAGCTTGAACTACCACCTCGGCAACGTGATCAAATACGTGACCCGCGCAGATCACAAAGGCAACCGCCTTGAGAACCTGAAGAAAGCTCAGTGGTATCTGGAGCGCGAGATCGCCAAGAGCGTTTGAGTTACGGGGGGAAAGCGGATGCTGGTGGTGAGTTGTTCTCACCCTAACGACTGTCAGGGTTACAGCGCCAGACGCAGCGAGTACCCCCACCTTTGATTGTGTTACACTCTGGATCAAGTAGGTTTTAGGAGTCTAGAGTGTCACATAAACAAACCGCTGAATCGTTTTGGGCCAAGGTTACTGGAGATCGTCGGAAACGTAATTCGTGCTGGGAATGGCAAGGGGCCAAGAACAACACGGGGTACGGGACAGTGGCGTGGCATGGGCGAACGTACACGGCGCATCGCGTAGCTGCATGGCTGGTAGGGTTGGTTGATGACCCGGCGCGCCCGGAATCGCCGCAAAGCAAGTCGCATGTACTACACACCTGCGACAACCGAGCGTGCTGCAACCCAAAGCATTTCTTTGTAGGTTCGTACTCCGACAACCAATTTGACGCATATACGAAGGGTAGGCGGACGCAGCCAAGGGGACAACATCACACAAACGCCAAGATGACAAACGCTCAAGCTAAGGCGGTGCGCGAAGCATACGAAAAAGGCGCGTCTCAAACCAAACTTGCGGTGATATACGGGGTCAGTCAGTCAGCAATCAGTCAAATCGTACGAGGAGTAACTTATAAATGATTATTACAGTAGACATGGAGACTTACTACACCGACAAGGGACTGGGGTTCAAGACCCAGACGACGGAGGAGTACATCCGTGACCCCAACTTTGAGGTCATCGGTGTGTCCGTGCAGGTCGATGACGGAGTTACGCCCGGTGAGCCAGTTTGGTTCTCAGGGTCGCATGAAGCGATACGCAAGTTCCTTCTGAAATACGACTGGAAGAACGCGCTCATGCTGGCGCACAACACCCTGTTCGACGGGGCGATTCTGCACTGGCATTTTGGAATTACTCCCATGGCGTACCTCGATACGCTGTGCATGGCCCGTGCGCTGCACGGCGTCGAAGTGGGCGGTTCGCTGGCGAAGCTGGCTGAACGCTACGAGATCGGGGTCAAGGGCGACGAGGTGCTCAACGCCATCAACAAGCGACGACTTGACTTCACCCCTGATGAACTCGCTCGGTACGGCGAGTACTGCAAGAACGACGTGACGCTGACCTACAAGCTGCTCACGCGGATGATCGCGGACTTCCCCGGCGAAGAACTCAAGCTGATCGACATGACACTGCGCATGTTCACCCACCCGCAGTTGTATGTGGACGAGGGTGCGCTGGAGGAGCGACTGATCGCGCTGCGCGGAGAAAAGTCCGAGCTACTGTCGTCCCTCATGCAGAAGCTAGAGTGCGCTACCGAAGAAGATGTTCGCGCCAGGCTGTCGAGCAACAAGCAATTTGCTCAAGTATTACTGGACCTGAACATCGAGCCTCCCAAGAAAGTTTCTCCCACCACGGGCAAAGAGACATGGGCGCTGGCCAAGAAGGATGAGGGATTCCTCGCGCTGTGCGAACACGAAGACCCGTTCATCCAACAACTCTGCGCGGTGCGCCTTGGAACCAAGTCCACTCTGGAAGAGAAGCGCATCGAGCGGTTCATGGACATTGGGCGCAGGCACAAGGGAGCGATTCCCGTCCCGCTGAAGTATTACGGCGCACACACCGGGCGCTGGTCGGGCACGGACAAGGTGAACTTCCAGAACCTGCCGAGCCGTGACAAAAAGAAGAAGGCACTCAAGCGCGCCATCGTGCCACCCGAGGGCTACGTGGTCATCAACTCAGACTCATCGCAGATCGAGGCGCGGGTGCTGGCATGGTGGGCGGGGCAGGAAGATGTGGTGAAACAGTTCGCCAACAAAGAGGATGTGTACTCCATCTTTGCATCATCCGTCTACGGGCGCACCATCACCAAGGCCGACGAGACCGAGCGGTTCGTGGGCAAGACATGCGTACTTGGACTGGGCTACGGCACTGGCGCAGCAAAGTTACAGGGGACGCTGGCTACATCTCAACCGGTGAGCGTGAAGCTCGACTTGGAGGAATCCAAGCGGATCGTAGGCGTGTACCGGGACAAGAACCACAAGGTGGTCGATCTGTGGG